CAGGTAAACAAAAAGCAAAATCATTTATAGTAAGAAATCCTCTTACATTACAATTAATAGAAGGTCACATCAACGGCAAAAAAGGTGTTGGTGCTATTCCTATTAATGAAGAAAACAAATGTAGGTTTGGTGCTTTGGATATAGATGAGTATCCATTAGAACATAATAAATTAATAGACAAATTAGAGGAACTCAAAGTTCCGTGTATCGTGTGCCGTAGTAAATCTGGTGGTGCACATATATTCTTTTTCTTTAAGGAGTGGATGAATGCAGGAGATTTCAGAGACAAGGCTGCAGAAATTTCTTCTGCACTTGGTCATGGCAGGTGCGAGATATTCCCAAAACAAGAACAGATTCTTGTCGAGAGAGGTGATGTTGGTAACTTTATCAATTTACCGTATTTTGATTCGGAGCAAACTCTCCGATATGCGATCATCAAAAGAGAGGGAGATTATGTCGAGGCATCGTTGTCAGAGTTCATCGAAGAAATACAAAAGGTTAAGACGTTACCTAAAGATTTTTTAACTCTTCCCATCGGTGGACCTGTAGATCTTTTACCTAATTACATACCCTGTCTTAGAACTAAGTTAGCTATTGGTGTGTTTGAAGGAGAAAGAAACAGAACTGCATTTCAACTAGGAGTTTTTCTACAAAGGCTAGATCCTGGTAATTGGAAAACAAAGTTTGAAGAACACAATGTAAAAGACTTTCATCCACCTTTGTCAGCACAAGAAGTTGTGGCTATACAAAACACATTAGAGAAAAAAGAATATCAGTATCTTTGTAAAGAAGAACCCATGGCATCTCACTGTAATCAAAGTGTATGCAGAACTATGAAATTAGGTATAGGTGCTACATCTATGCCAAGTATAAGTGGTTTGTCTGTCATTTTATCAGAGCCAAGATTATGGTTTGTGGATATTGGTGGGCAAAGATTAGAGATAACAACGGAAGAGTTACAAGCACCTCGTTTGTTTCAGCGAGCATGTATGGAACAATTAAAAGTCATGCCTCCCAAGTTAAAGGATTCTGATTGGGAAATAACAGTTAATACTTTGATGGAAAAATGTAACGAAATACAAGTTCCCGAAGAGTTGACTTATAAGGGGCAGTTCATGTCTATACTTGAAGCTTATTGCACAGGTCGAGTACAAGCACAAACCTTTGAAGAGATCATGTTAGGTAAACCTTACACAGAGGTTGAAGAAAGTAAAACTTATTTTAGGTTAGATTCTTTGATGGAATATATGAGACAGAAAAAATTTGATAGCTACACAAGAGCACAAGTACAAGAAAGATTAAAAGAAATAAATAATGAGGAAAGTTCTACTGTACGAAGATTTAAGACGTCATCTGGTAAATGGAAGTCAGTTAGAGTTTGGTGGATACCCGAAGTAGCCTCTGAAGTTGAGATTAGTGAAATACCTATTGAAAAAGAGGAGGTCCCTTTCTAATGGAAGTATTAATAGCTTTTTGTATAATTTTAGTAGAAGAGCCGAGACATAAGGGTGGGAAGTCTATATGTGGTTTTTATGAACCTGGTGTTATTTTTAAATCTTACAAAGAGTGCGTGAAAGATAAAAAATTAATTGAAGACTATGTGGTGGAAGAGGCTTGGAAAATCCATCCCGAGGCAGTGCGTATATATGCGAAGGGAGTTTGTGGAGAGTAATGGAAACTACAATATTTGGGCCACCAGGCACAGGAAAAACAACAACTTTAATTAATTTAGTTAAAGATAAAATAAAAGATGGTATGGATCCTACTAAGATTGCATTCATGTCCTTTAGTCGTAAGGCTGCAAATGAAGCGAAAGATCGTGCTATTTCTGAATTAAATTTAAATAGCGATCAAATGATTTACTTTAGGACTTTACATTCTTTGGCTTTTACATGGTTGGGACTAGATGTAAAAAGAGTTTTTAAAGGTGCTGACTACAATGAATTAGGTAGGTTGGCAGGTTTAGAATTTCGAAGTAACCCAACTGTGGGACTAGAAGATGGACCTTTGTTTCAAATAGGTGCAGGTGGGGACAAGTATATGTCTGTCTTGCAAATGGCTCGTGTAAGAGAAGTAACTTTGGAAAAACAGTTTAATGACACTTGGGATCACACATTACATTGGCAACAACTAAAGGTTTTAGATAAAGCTTACAGTGATTATAAAGAAGCTAAGAACAAATTAGACTTTGTTGATATGATAGAAAAGTTTATTCTTGAGGGCACAAGTCCAAAATTTGATTTGTTAATTATTGATGAAGCACAAGACTTAGCACCTCTACAATGGAGGATGGTAAAAGAAGTTTTAGTTCCAAACTCCAAAGAGACTTACTATGCAGGAGATGACGATCAAGCTATTTACACATGGATGGGTGTGAGAATAAATGACTTTTTAAGTGCTTGTGATAAGAAAACTGTGCTTAATAAATCGTATCGTGTACCGAGTACCGTGCATGAATTCTCACAAAACTTAATAAAAAAAGTCTCTTTCAGACAATTAAAAGAATGGCAACCCACTAAAAAAGATGGCACCATAACATGGCATCGAGATATACTAGATGTAGATCTAACTAGTGGCGAATGGTTGATACTTGCGAGAACAAACTACATCACAAATAAAATATGTGCTCGTCTTAAAGAAGAAGGCTATCTCTATTGGAGAGAAGGCACTGGTTGGTCTATTTCCCCAAATGTGCTTAACGGAATAGAGGTGTGGTTAAAACTATGCAAAAACCTAGACTTGTCTACAGTAGAACTGAAAAACTTTATGAAACTATTGAACCCGAATATTATTACGAAATCTGGGAGAAAAAACTTCTCCCATTTAGATCCCGAACAAACTTATACTCTAGACGATATTATAGAGAAATGCAGTTTGAACGTATCACGAGAGACTCCGTGGCAGAAAGTCTTGAAAGTTTCGGAGCAGGAGACTGCATATATAATGTCTGTGAGGAGGAGGGGAGAGAGGATTCTGACGGGGACTCCGAGGATTCGGATCTCGACAATACACAAAGCAAAAGGTGGCGAGGCGGATAACGTAGCTTTACTACTTGATTCAACAAAAGCTTGCGTAGAGAGTTTAGATCAAGATTCTGAAATCAGAACTTTTTATGTCGGAGCAACTCGTGCTAAACAATCATTACATTTAATAGAATCAACAACTAAGTATGGATTTAATCTATGAACAGAGAAGAAATTTTAAAGCAAGCAATAGAATTAATTAATGTAGACAGAGCAGAAGATTACGGGCCTGCCTATGAAAATCACAAAAGAATAGCAGAACTATGGTCTGTTGTGTTTGGTAAAGAGGTAACAGTATTTCAAGTTGTATTGTGTTTGTTACTTTTGAAAATAGCCAGATTAATATATTCACCTAAGAAAACAGACAGTTGGATTGATATCGGAGGCTATACTGCTCTCGGTGGAGAATTTGCTGAGAAAGAAAAAAATGACAAATCATGAACAATATCATTTTTTAGATCAAGATATAAAAGATGTGTCTTGGGGTAATATAGATTCTGATTGGACACCTCCTCAAACTCTTCCAGATTTATCTCAATATGAAACAGTTGCTATTGACTTAGAGACAAAAGACTCAAACCTTTTAACTCTTGGACCTGGTTGGACAAGAAAAGATGGCTATGTAATTGGAGTTGCAGTCGCAGCAGGAGATAGTTCTTGGTACTTTCCTGTTGCTCATCAATCTGGAAATATGTCTAGGAATATAGTTTATAAATGGTTACAAAAATTATGTGATGACGAGAAGATAACAAAAGTATTTCACAATGCTTTGTACGATTTAGGTTGGCTTAGAGCCGAAGGGATAGAAGTCAAGGGTAAAATAATAGACACCATGATTGCAGCACCTTTATTAGATGAAAATAGAAAATGGTACAATTTAAACTCACTTGCTCGTGACTATTTAGGTGAATTCAAAAATGAAAAACTATTAAAGTCCGCAGCAGATGAGTTTGGTGTTGATCCCAAGTCTGGTATGTGGAAATTACCACCTAGATATGTAGGTAAGTATGCTGAACAAGATGCAGCGATTACGCTAAAACTTTGGGACAATCTTAGAAAGAAAATAACTCAAGAAGAATGCACAAGTATTTTTGAATTAGAAACTTCTTTACTGCCTGTACTATTTGAGATGAAAACAAAAGGTGTTCGTGTTGATGTAGAAAAAGCACATAAGACAAAGAAAGATTTAACTAAAATAGAAAAATCACTTATAGATGAAATAGTCAAGGAAACCGGGGTGATTGTTGAACCTTGGGTCGCCACATCTGTAGCAAAGGTCTTTGATGCTGTGGGACTTCCTTATTCTCGCACAGAAAAATCCGATGCTCCCATGTTTACAAAACAATTTCTCTCTAATCAAACGCACCCTATTGCTCAAAAGATTATAAAAATCAGAGAAATAAATAAAGCTAACACAACATTTGTTGATACTATTCTTGAACACTCTCATAATGGTAGAATACATTGTGACTTTCATTCTCTTAGATCCGATGGTGGTGGAACTGTTACTGGTCGTTTTAGCT